ATAGACTCATACATATTTGACCCAGACCCTAGTAAATCTAAAATGGCTTTGACATTTGGTTTAGGCACAGCAAGGTTTATCACAGGTAATCTTAATCGTATAGACAAACAGAATATACAACTAAAAACACCTACAGCAAATATAGCAATACGTGGCACCGACTTTACAGCAACAGTTGATGAACTAGGTAGAAGTCTTATAATTCTTTTGCCTGATGCACTAGGACTATCTAGTGGTGAGATAGAAGTGGTTACAGCCATGGGTACAGTTATACTTAATAAACCTTATGAAGCTACTACAGTTAGCGTGTTTGAGTCTGCTCCAACCAAGCCTGTAATTTTAGATTTAACCCTAGACCTAATAGACAACATGTTGATTGTAACCCCACCTAAACAAGAGGTTTTAGCTGAAGAAGAAACTACAAGTACACAAACAGATAATTTATTAGATTTTAATGACTTAGATGTAGATTATTTAGCAGAAGATTATTTAAAAGAGGATAGTTTAGAATTCACAGAACTAGATATAAATTATTTGGACGTAAATTATTTAGAGGACTTATTGCAAGTTGTTGATGCTTTAGCAGTGGATGAAGATGAAGAACCCCTTGCACCAGCAAGCGTTACTAGAATTGCTGGTACAAATTTTGGGCAAGATGAAGAAACTCAAATCACGACTTTAATTACTGGTGGCGTATTAAGTATGCGTAGAAAAGTTAATGAAAGTGTTAGATTAGATTTAGATGGAGGCACGGCATACACCGTAATTCTTATACAAGATGGCGTTTCAAACACAATTAAAATAAACGGCGGTAGTGACTCTATAATAAAAATTACACAATCTAATTAAGTGTAGAAAAGTGTTGACATCTGTTATACAATCCTTATAATTAAATTTGGACAGCAACCATTTATACAATCTGATGGTCGAAGGATTGCTATACAAAGTTGTTTGATGTTGGTTGCAGTCCCTCCATTTTACATCAAACAACACGGCCACAAAGGAGACACTATGAAAAAAATACCACAACACCCAGATGCAAAAAAACCACGAAACCTAGTGCGGTTTTACAACGACCCAACATTAGCAAGAAAGCTATCTCATGGCTATCATCATTTTGAGATTGGCGATATTGGTTGGAAATGGGTTAAAATAAGACCAGCCTATTTAAGCACACATAGAACAAATCATTGGACTAAAATTAAAAGGTCTAAATGGGATGACATACAACAGCTTAAATCATTTACGGTTTTAGAGGAGAAAGAATCAAAAAGCTAATACTACTAATACTACCCATATTAGCTCTACCTTTGGTGTTTCAATCTACACCAACAGAAATACTTAAACTTAAAACCTTTGATGCCTTTGTAAAAGAACAACCTGAATCAGGTAACTTTGTAATATTAAATATTACAGAAGAAGACGTAGCCAACATGGGTGGTTGGCCGTTTCCTAGAAGAACACTTGCACAAATACAAATAGATTTAATTAACGAGGGTGCTGCTGGTATAGGATGGGTGGTTGCCTACCCACAAGCTGACCGCATGGGCGGTGATGAAGTTTTTGCACAAACACTTGGATATATACCATCTGTATTAGCTATGTTTGAAGATGGCAGTGGCAAATATCCCAAACCAACAGGCACAGTTATTATGGGCGATAAAGCACAAGGAATCGTATCGCAAGGTGTGGTGCAAAATGTCGATATTTTGGCAAATAATACGTTACAAGGTTTAGCGATAGCACCCACAGACGTTGACCAACTTGTGCGTAGAATACCTTTGTTAGTAAGCACACCTGATAATGAGTGGATTCCTAGTTTTGGCACACAAATATATAAAGCCTTGTTTGATGTCAAAACTTACATTATAAAAACTAATGATAATGGTGTTGAGGAAATATCAATTAGAGGAATACCACCCGTTAAAACAGATAGCTTAGGTCGTAAGTGGATAAGTTGGGTAGATACACCACAAACCACTTTATCTGAAATGAATGTAAGAGGTAAGGTAGTATTTATAGGTGTTACTGCTAAGGGAGTGATGCCGCAAGTAGCGACAAGTGTTGGTTTATTAGAACCACATAAAATACAAGCTGCTCTTGCAGAATCCATATTAATACAAGATTCGCCTTACATACCTGATTGGTCTTTGGCTGCAGAAATGGGTATTTTTGCACTATCAGTTACAGCTACATGGTTTTTAATACATTTGTTAGGCATAACATTAGGCGTATTAGGTTATGTGATTTTTACATTGGCGATAGCTTATGGCGGTTATTGGCTAATACAAGATGGATTATTAATAGACGTAACGTGGACAATAATTGCAAGTTTTATTACGGGTGCTATAGCTTTTTATTTAAGGTTTAGACAACAGTTTAAATTACGCTTACAAATTAAAAAACAGTTTGAGCATTACTTAGACCCAAGACAAGTAAAAAGATTACAAGACAACCCAAGCTTACTAAAGTTAGGCGGAGAAAGACGTGTTTGCACCTATCTTTTTACAGATGTACGTGGCTTTACTTCTTTGTCAGAAAAACTAGAACCAGAAGAAGTTACAGATATAATGAACAAAGCTTTGACAGTGCAAGTTGATTGTGTGCAAAAAAATGGTGGCATGGTAGATAAATTTATAGGCGATGCATGTATGGCCATATTTAATGCGCCACTAGACTTAGACAACCATGAAGAACTTGCTGTAAAAACTGCAATAGAAATGCAAAAAGCTATAAAGAAACTCAATAAGGAACTGCCACATAAAATAGCTATTGGCGTGGGCGTTAATACAGGTGAAGCTGTGATAGCCAACGTAGGTAGCGACACTCGGTTCGACTATTCAGCGATTGGCGATGCTGTAAACACAGCAGCCAGACTAGAATCTGCAACAAAAGAAGTTGGCGTAGATATACTTATTGGAGAAAATACTGCACAAAGTGTTAATTATAAGTTAAAATCATTGAAGCCAATAAAGGTCAAGGGCAAAACGAAAGCTCTTAAAATTTTTACTGTATAAAAATTATGGTTAATAAAAAAATGACAGTCAATGATGTTGCAGAAAGATTAACAAAACTTGAAACAATATCACACGAACGTTGGAAAACTGCCTTCAACGAGTTTTCTGACATAAAACAAGAAATAACTCTTATCAATTCAACAATTAAAGCAACGACCTTTGGTGTTTTTGGTTTTCTTGGTGCAATAGGTATAGCAGTATTAACGAGTATATTAATATGAAAGGATTATTTAAAAATATAATAGGAGCAGTTGCTCCCACATTAGGAACTGCCATAGGCGGACCTATGGGTGGTATGGCTGCAAACATGATAGCAGACGTTCTTGGTGTGCCTAATGACCAAAAATCAATAGAAACAGCAATACAAAACGCTACACCAGAACAAATGTTAGAACTAAAAAAAGCAGAGCAAGCGTTTGAAGTTCAAATGAAAGAACTTGATGTAGATGTGTTCAAACTAGAAACACAAGATAAACAAAACGCTAGAGGTATTTTTAGTAAAGATTGGACAGCGCGTATAATAGGTTTATTTACTATTGGTGGTTTTTTAGGTTACATATTTTTAGTAACCCTACAACCACCTGAACAAAACAGCGAAGCACTTATAAATCTAGTGCTTGGTTATCTTGGAGGATTAGCTAGTGCCATTATTTCGTTTTATTTCGGAGCATCTCACTCACCAGAAAAAGAATAAAAAAATGAAAACATCCAAAGATGGTATTAATCTTATAAAACACTTTGAGGGATGTCCCATGGAAAACGGAATGGTTGTTTCTTACAGATGCCCAGCAAACAAGCCAACCATAGGCTTTGGGAGCCTAAAGCTTATAGATGGCAGTCCTGTACAAGACGGTATGACAATTACTAAAAAAGAAGCAGAGGATTTATTGGCTCACGAACTTAAAGAATACGAAGGTTATATAAATGATATGGTTACAGTTGATTTAAAACAAAATGAGTTTGACGCACTTGTATCATGGGTATTTAATCTAGGTCCTACAAACTTAAAAAATTCTACGCTACTAAAAGTTTTAAATAGCACACATGTAGATTGGGCAGATATACCCTATCAAATACAAAGGTGGAATAAGGTCAATGGTGTGCCTAACGAAGGCCTAAAAAAAAGAAGAAAAGCTGAGGCATTATTGTTCCAAGGACAAGAATGGGGTAAAGTCTAACTGACATGCTCATTAGCGGATGTTCACATATCTCCTCTCTCCGATGTAGTATGTCAGGAGAGTCAATTTTGTCCTTTAAATATACGCGTTGGCTCTCCACCTTATGATAGATTTAAACAAAATAAAGTCATTCGATGCTTTGTCTAGGGATGAACAAGTAGAAGCTTTAACCTTAATAGATAAATGGAAAAATCTAAACGCTAGGGATAAATGTAAATCTGATTTTTTAGAGTTTGTAAAACATCAATGGGATGGCTTTATTATGGGCAGACATCATAAAGTTTTAGCCAAAAAGCTTAATCGTATTGCACAAGGCAAATGTAAAAGACTTATGGTTATGTTGCCACCTAGACACACCAAATCAGAATTTGCATCAACATACTTTCCTGCATGGATGATGGGGTTAAATCCAAGTTTAAAAATAATACAAGCAACACACACGGCTGAATTAGCTGTTAGATTTGGTAGAAGGGTACGTAACATAATAGACAGTGAGGAATACCAAACCATATTTCCTGACATAAATTTATCAGGTGATAATAAGTCTGCTGGTAGATGGACTACAGATGATGGTGGAGAAGCTTTCTATTCAGGTGTAGGTGGTGCTATTACAGGACGTGGTGCTGATTTGTTAATTATAGATGACCCTCATTCAGAACAAGATGCAATGTCGCCGACTGCAATGGATGCAGCTTGGGAGTGGTACACAAGTGGACCACGCCAAAGATTGCAGCCCGGCGGCACCATCGTTTTGGTCATGACACGTTGGAGTACAAAAGACTTAGCAGGTAGATTACTAAAAAGACAGTCTGAAACACATGCAGACCAATGGGAAGTTGTGGAGTTTCCAGCCATCATGCCTGAATCAGAAGAACCGCTATGGAGTGAGTTTTGGAAAAAAGAAGAACTATTATCGGTAAAAGCATCTTTGCCCATAAGTAAATGGAACGCACAATGGATGCAAAATCCAACCGCAGAGAGTGGTTCTATAGTTAAAAGAGAATGGTGGCAAACTTGGGAGAATGAAGCGATACCAAGTTGTCAGTGTATTGTGCAAAGCTACGATACAGCTTTTAGCGCAAAAGAAACAGCAGACTATTCAGCTATAACCACGTGGGGTATTTTTGACCCTGAGGATGGTAGTGAACACGCAATAATATTATTAGATGCTAGTAGACATAGAGTAGACTTTCCACAACTCAAAAACATCGCTTTAGAAGAATATAAGTATTGGGAGCCAGATATAGTCTTAATAGAGGCAAAAGCTAGTGGTACACCTTTAACACAAGAACTTAGAAAGATAGGCATACCTGTACAAGCCTATTCACCAAGTAGAGGACAAGATAAGGTTGCTAGAATGAACTCTATTGCACCTATGTTTGAAAGTGGTATGGTATATGCTACAGAAGACGCTTTTGCAGAAGAAGTAATAGAAGAGTTAGCTGCTTTTCCTTTTGGAGAAAACGATGACTTTTGTGACTCTACTACCATGGCTTTAATGCGAATAAGACAAGGCGGTTTAGTGGAGTTAGATAGTGACTATCAAGAAGACATGCAAGTAGATAGAACAGCTTTGTCATATTATTAATTATGGTAAGAAAAAAAAGAAAAGACCCAATAAAAGGCACAGGCAAAAAACCAAAGGGTAGTGGTAGACGTTTATATACAGACGAAAACCCTAAAGATACCGTAAGAATAAAGTTTGCAACACAAGCCGATGCTAGAGCTACTGTAAAAAAAGTGAAAAATATAAAAAAACCTTTTGCTAGAAAAATACAAATACTAACAGTGGGTGAACAAAGAGCTAAAGTTATGGGAAAAAAAGCCATAGCTAATATATTTAAAAAAGGTAAAAATGCTGTAAGGAGATTGCATGGTCGTAAAACTATCAACACTTAAAAAAAAGATAAAGGCTGGTAAAAAACTTGGATTTAGTGAAAAAGCATCAGCAAAAGCACGTGGCTTGATTGCAAGAACAGGTGGTAAAAATAAAGGCAAGAAGGTAAAATCAAAAAAATATAAGAGATAATATGGTTACAGAAAGAAAACTAGGCACTGAAGATAACCCTGATATAAAAGACCAAACTAAGTCTGTTAGTGTGCCTGTCGATGATATAAATATAGAAGCACCACCAAGAAGCTTTGACGATGAAATGTTTGATGCTTTACAAATTAGCATTAGTGAAGATGAAATAGTTTTTGACGAAGCAACAGAACAAGAACCACCACAAATACCGTTTGATGCAAATTTAGTAGAATTTTTAGATGACGATATATTAGGCAGTATTTCTTCTAAATTATTGTACGCCATAGAAAACGACAAAGAATCACGCAAAGAATGGGAAAAAACTTATACAGACGGATTAAAGTATCTTGGTATGCGTTTTGATGAGCAAAGAAGTCAACCTTTTGAAGGTTCAAGTGGTGTTATTCATCCAATATTGTCAGAGGCGGTAACACAATTTCAGGCACAAGCTTACAAAGAATTGTTACCTGCGCAAGGTCCTGTAAAAACACAAGTCATAGGTCAAAGGGACTCAAACACTGAAATGCAGGCAGAAAGAGTAGGCGAGTTTATGAACTATTACATTATGAACGAGATGCCTGAGTATGACCCTGATTTAGACCAATTATTGTTTTATTTGCCTTTATCAGGCAGTGCATTTAAAAAGGTTTACTATGATGCAACAAAAGGAAGGCCTGTATCTAAGTTTGTGCCTGCTGAAGACTTGTTAGTACCATATAACGCTACAGACATACTTTCAGCCGAAAGAGTCACACACGTAGTTTCTATGAGTAACAACGAAGTTAGAAAAATGCAACTATCTGGTTTTTATGCTGATATAGACTTACTTGACCCTGAAAACATAAGTAGAGATGAAATAGAGCAAGAGGTAGACAAAATACAAGGAATACAACCAGATTACGGAGAAGATGAACAACGAAGATTGTACGAAATACATACTGTTGCGGACATTGAAGGCTTTGAAGACACCAATGAGATGGGTGAACAAACTGGGTTAAAACTACCTTATATCATAACTATAGACGAGTCATCACAAAAAGTTTTATCTATACGTAGAAATTATGAGCCGACAGATGTACTAAGAAACAAAATAAATTACTTTGTACAATACAAATTTTTACCCGGATTGGGTTTCTATGGCTTAGGATTGTCACACATGATAGGCGGTCTATCTAAAGCTTCTACATCTTTGCTTAGACAACTTATAGATGCTGGCACATTAAGTAACCTACCAGCAGGTTTTAAAGCTAGAGGAATTAGAATTAGAGATGAAGCCTCACCCTTACAACCGGGTGAGTTTAGAGATGTTGATGCACCGGGTGGTGCGTTAAGAGACTCTTTGATGCCGTTACCTTACAAAGAGCCTAGCAATGTATTATTTCAATTACTTGGCTTATTAGTTGATTCAGGCAAAAGATTTGCTGCAATAGCAGATATGAATATAGGTGATGCAAATGCTGCTATGCCAGTTGGGACAACTGTTGCTTTATTAGAAAAAGGCACAAAGGTTATGAGTGCAATACATAAAAGATTGCACTATTCACAAAAAAATGAGTTTCAAATACTTGCTAGAGTATTTCAAGAGTTTTTGCCGCCTGTATACCCGTATGAAACAGGTAGTGGTGTTAGAGAAGTAAAGATAGAAGACTTTGATAATAGGGTGGATGTCATACCTGTATCTGACCCTAATATTTTTTCTATGAGCCAAAGAGTAATCATGGCACAAGAACTATTAACAATGGTGCAATCTAATCCACAGCTACACGGTCCACAAGGCATCTATGAAGCTTACAGAAGAATGTACGCAGCTTTAGGTGTAGACAATATAGACTCGTTACTTATGCCGCCAGCAGATACAACTCCTAAACCTGTGGATGCAGGTATTGAAAACAGTGGCTTGCTACAAGGTATACCACAACAAGCGTTTCCTGAGCAAAATCATGAGGCACATGTAGAAGCACATAAAAGTTTATTTTTGACACAAGCTGTTATTACAAACCCACAATTACAATCCATAATAATTTCACACGTGATGCAACATTTACAATTTATGGCTAATCAAATGGCAGAACAACAGTTACCACCTGACGTGCAACAACAAATACAAGCGTCACTAGAACAAGCAACACAGTTAGACCCACAATCACAAATGGCTCTACAACAACAAATACAGACTATTATTGAAAGCTTTAGCTCACCAATATTAGCTCAGTTGTCTGCTGAGTTTTTAGCTTCTGTACAACCACCTCAACAAGAAGACCCACTTGTTGCAATTAGACAACAAGAACTAGGATTGCGAGATAAAGAAATAGAATTGAAAAATCAACAGTTTATGGCTAAAGAAGAGCAAGATGCCATGGAGAGTGCAGCAGAATTGCAAATACAACGAAACAAAGCAGACCAACAAGCTGCTATAGGCAATGAGAAAAATGACATTGCTAAACAAAGATTGCAACAGCAAGCTGAATTAAAATTAATAGACCTACAAGCGAGGATGAACAAATGACAAGCTCAATAAATGAAAAAATTAAACAACAAATAAAAGAAAAAAAATTGCAAGAAAAACAGCAAGTTTCTAATACAGAAGTTGCAAGTGTAGAGGTTAAGCCAGCTACAAAAACTAAAGCAAAAAAAACTACTGTTAAGAAAAAAACAGTAAAGAAAAAAACAGTTTCTAAGAAAAAAACTACAAAAAAATAAGGAGTAGAAAATGAAAGCAAAAACTTCCATAACTATAAAAGGTCAAGGAAGCATTGCCTTATCACAACCTCAAAAAGTAAAGGTTGATACAGCACACAAACCCGGTTACGGAAAGGGTAAAAGCAGAGGTAAAGGTGCTGCGTTAAGAGGCAATAATTTCAGTGGCGTGTTCTAAACTATGGATATGTATGATTTTATTCATGCAATTCGTAAAGATTTGAATGAGAGAGAGGCACAAATAGTAACCATACTTACGTCAGGTGGCGTTAAAGACATGGAAAATTATCAGTTTTTGATGGGCGAAATATCATCATTATCCTATATTCATGATAAGATAAAAGAACACTTGCAAAGTAAAGGAGATATAGATGACAGTTGAGTCAAAAAAAACCGTTGAAGAGAAAACAGAACAAGAAACTATAGATTTGGACAAAGCTTTTGTAGAAGAGGACAAAAGAGTTTTAGACCCAAGTTTATTAGATAAAAGTATTCTGGAACGGATGCCACAACCAACAGGTTGGCGTTTGTTAGTGCTTCCTTACCGTGGTAAGGGAGTTTCAGAAGGTGGTATTCAATTAGTAAAAGAAACCATCGATAGAGAAACCCTAGCGACTGTTGTTGCTTATGTTGTTGCAGTAGGTCCTGATGCTTACGCAGATAAAAAAAGATTTTCGTCTGTGTGGTGTAAAAAGGGCGACTGGATAATGATAGGCAGATATGCAGGCTCTAGGTTTAGGTTGGCTGATGAAAGCGAAGTCAGAATAATAAATGATGACGAAGTTATCGCCACAATTTTAAACCCTGATGACATTGTTTCAGTATAAGGAGTATTTATATGAACGACACAAACCAAGATAATCAGGTTCAAGCTGAAAATGAGCTAGTTGTTGATGTTGTAGAAACAACAGAAAACTTAGCAGAAACAGAAGCAGTCGAAACCAACTCAGGTGGTGATGATGAACTTGATAAGTACACTAGAGGTGTATCAAAAAGAATAAACAAATTAAACGATAGAATACGAGCTGCCGAGATGAGAGCAGAAGAGGCTGAGTCAAAGTATGCAAGAGTATCTAACGAGTTATCTTCAGTAAAAAACAGAGCTACAGTTTTAGATAAAAATTATACTGAAGAATACGAAAATAGAGTTAAATCACAAAGGCAACAAGCTGAAGACTTATATAGAAAAGCTAGAGAAACAAACGACCCAAATCTTGAAGTAAAAAGTGTTGAGTTGTTAAACAAGGTTACTTTAGAAGAAGAAAGAGTCAGATTAGCAAAAATGCAGCTTGAAACACAACAAGAACAAAACTCAACAAATGTTGAACAAAATCTACAAAATACACAGCAACAAGTGTATGATAAACCTAAGCCTGATGCTAAAGCTGTAGAATGGCAAGAAAAGAATGACTGGTTTCAAAAAGATAGAGTCAAAACATATACAGCCATGGGTATTCATGAAGATTTACTATCAGAGGGATTTGATGGTAATGAAGATGAATATTATGAAGAGTTAGACAAAAGGCTACAAAAGGTTTATCCTGATTTACAGGCAGAGCCTGAAGGCGTATCAAAAGAAGCCAACTCAACTGTGCAACGAGTAGCTTCTGCTTCCTCTGGAAGTCGCCAAGGAACACAAGGTAAGAAAAGCGGTATTAAAATTAGTTCTAACCATGCTTCCGTAAAGAGTAACTTAAAACCTTACGGAATGTCACAAGAAGAGTGGCTAAGAAGAGTGGGTAAAGAAATAGTTAAACTAGAAGGAGCAAAATAATGGATATAGATGCGATTGAAAATACAACACGCCAATCTCGTGATGATGAGCAACACGATAAAAACGCTAGAAGAAAACCATGGCAACCTGCAAGGATGCTTGAAACTCCACCTGCACCAGAGGGATATCAATACCGATGGATTAGGTCAGAGTATGTAGGAATCGAAGATAGAAACAATGTTTCTGCTAGAATGAGAGAAGGATGGGAGTTTGTCAGACAAGACGAAATACCAGACTTTCCTTTACCTACTATCGAGCATGGTAGACATGCAGGGGTCATATCAGTAGGCGGTTTGATATTAGCAAAAATACCAACAGAAACTGTTAATGAACGTAATGAACATTATAAAAATCGTAACGTGCAACAAAACGAAGCACTAGATAATACTATGTTTAATGAATTACAAGGCAATAACAGATATGTAAAGTATGATTCTAATAGAAAATCTAATGTATCATTTGGTAAAAAAAGGTAGGATGAATTATGGCGAATAAAGACGCTTCATTTGGTCTTAAACCTGTAAGAATGATGGGTGGCTCACCCTATTCAGGCGGACAAAGCCGATACAGAATAGCAGCTAACTACGGAACAAATATCTTTCAAGGCGACTTGGTAGCGCAAGTTACTGGCGGTGGCATTGAACTTCATGCAGATGGAGGAACTGTTCCTATTGTAGGCGTATTCAACGGCTGTATGTTCACAGACCCAACAACATCAGAGCAAGTATTTAGCAATCATTACCCTGCAAGCACAAATGCTTCAGATATAATTGCTTTTGTACACGATGACCCTAATACGGTCTTTGAAATACAAGCAGACGACACTTTCCCAGTGGCCGACCTGTTTGGTAACTTTGACATCGTTTACACTAACTCAGGTAGTACCACAACAGGTATTTCAGGAGCAGAGTTAGATGTCACAACAGGTGCAACTACAACAAATTTGCCTCTAAAGGCAATAGACATTAGTCAAGACCCTGAAAATTCAGATGTCGGTTCAGCTAATACAAATGTTTTGGTTGTTATTCAAAATCATATAGCAGGCGTTAAAGGCGCAGGCTTAGCATAAGGAGTAATTAGATGGCTATAAGTAGAGCGCAATTAGCGAAAGAACTTGAACCCGGTCTAAATGCACTTTTTGGACTTGAATATGACGAATATCAAAACGAATATGAAGAGCTATATTCTATCGAAGACTCAGACAGAGCTTTTGAAGAAGAAGTTTTAGTAGTTGGATTTGGTGCAGCTCCTGTCAAGGAAGAAGGTGCTGGCGTAAGCTTCGATAATGCTTCAGAAGGATATACTGCAAGATATACACATGAAACTGTGGCACTTGCTTTCTCTCTAACTGAAGAAGCAATTGAAGATAATTTATATGACCAACTCGGTCGCCGATACACAAAAGCATTGGCACGTTCAATGCAGCATACCAAAGAAGTAAAAGGAGCAAATGTATTAAACAATGCGTTTAGCACTGACTTTACTATTGGTGATGGACAACCATTAGTTTCCACAGCACACCCATTAGTGGGTGGTGGTACTGCTCGTAATAGAGCAACAACTATGGCTGACCTCAATGAAACTTCACTAGAAGATAATATTATTGATATATCAACATTTGTTGATGATAA